GTTTGAGGTCCAAGTCTCGGATGAAGAATGACTTCGCATTTTTTAATCGTGCAGAGGTCCGCGCTTACAATGTGCCAGTTTTTGACAAGGATTTCATTGCTCCTGTGAGGGAGGATGTTCCTGACAAAAAGGGTTGGTTAGACAAATTTCCTCTCTCAAGGAGACGGGCTCTTTGGGAAGCCTTGGTGAGTCATTTGCAGCAGTTACCCTCCCACGTTGAAAGAAGAGGAGTTGATCCAAATCGTCAAGGGGAGTGGTTACAAGAGTATGGTGAGGTTAGTTTGTTTGTAAAGACTGAGCTAGCGCCAAATGGTGAACCTTATCCAGGAGGTCCAGAAAATGCCAATCCTCGTGCGGTCAACGCACCACATGACATGGCACACCATTTCGTTGGCCGTTACTTTCGAAAAGCCTCAGCCATCCTCCACAAAATGTGGCATGCCAACCACACCATCTTTTATACTGGTGGTGCCACACCGGAACAAATGGATTCTTGGATTAATCGGTATGGAAAGGAAAATGGGTCATTGAAAGGGCGTTTCTTTGACCATCGCATTGTCTTAACCGATTACACATCATACGACTGCACACAATCTATGATGTCTCTCCACTTTGCTGAACGTATCTACAGAAGGTGGGGAATTCAGGACCAAATGTTTTGGAAGGTGTTGGAAAGTTGGCGTCAGCCAACTGGACGTACATGTAACGGTGGTCGTTTCAGGGCGCAACCCATGATGTGCACAGGTCGTGATGATACTGCCCTCATGAATGCCATTCTGAACGCTACTGCTCAATACTGTTCCTGGTCAAAGGTTTTGCTTGGGGTTTACCCTGAGGAGGCCAGTGATGAGGACCTTGAGTGGTTGGACCATGAGTTGCGTGTAGCAGTCTTAGGAGATGATAGCATTGTGTTTGCTCCCCGCTTAAAGAGAAATCATGAGCCATGGGAGTTGGATGAAGTTGTCGCGGCGATTGCTGATTTTGGTTTTGAAGCAAAGATGAAAGCAGTTGACAACATTTTTGAGGCCGTTTTCCTTGGGTGTCGTCCTTATCCTTCAGCCACCGGCTTGAGTTGGGGTCCCACACTCGGACGTCGTTTATTCAAACATCACACAGTGCCATATAAGCCTGGAATGGATGCTTACGCATGGTTGAGAGGAGTTTCAGAGGCGGAGTCCATCCAGTTCCCACATGTTCCTATTTTACGTGAGATTGCAGAAAAAGTCAATGAGTTGCTCCAAGGTCATTCAATGACGCCCTTTGTTCCTACTGAGGGTCGTTGGGTTGAACATCGTGAAGTTTCTGTGGTCCCATGTGAAAATCAGTACATCTATAAGTGTTTGGCGGTGGTGTATGGCATCACCAGGTCAGACATGGAGGAGTTTTACCGACTCCTTAGCCAGGTGAAGACTCTGCCTGTGGTCTTGAACTGCAGGGCAGTGGATCTTTGCCTGGAGATTGATGAACTGTGATTGTTGGGCGTTTGGAGCATTGGGAGGGCCTGATCAACCCTCCCCTTAGCTCCATCAGTACTTTGTACACGCCCCATTTTGTCTCATGAGTTTGGGTTCACAAGAAAGAATTTTGATACTGATGAGCCCCAGTGGTTGTGGGGCGAAACCTCAGAAGGTTTGCAGAGACCTTTGATTGTATGAGCTTAAACCCAAGAGATCAGAAAATTTTGAAAGCTTTGTTAATTTCGTTGATCAAACCAAAGCCTCAACCAAGACCAAAACCAAAACCAAAGCCCAAGCCAAAGTCCCAGTCTAAGCCTAAAGTTTATCGTGCCATCAACACTCGTAAACAACTACTCGATGCCTGGAACAAAGGGAAAGCAGTCTATACAAGATAAGCAGGTAGCC